GTATGTCCTAACATGACAGGCGCTGTTGATAGAGCAATACAGAATCAAATCAAAGCTATCTCTGTAGATAAGATTGGACTGTATCTACAAAATGCTGATATATTAGAACAATGGATTACCGATTTACGTGCGTTAGCTTTTCAAATGTTAGAATCTGATGTGAAGATACCAGGTTACAAACTTGTAGCTAAACGTGCAACTAGACAATGGATTGACGAAGATAGAGCAAAAAATGCGCTACTTGTCAACCTAAAAGAATCTGATGTGTTGGAAACATCACTAATCTCTCCTGCGAAAGCCGAAAAAGTGTTGAAAAAACATGGCTTGACTTTGCCTGAAGATTGTGTAGTAGCCATATCGTCAGGTAATACGTTGGCATTGGAATCAGATTCAAGACCAGCGGTTATGCAACTCGGTCAGCAACTTACCGCTGCCCTTTCTAAACTTCAATAAAGGAAAATATTATGTCAGATCTCGTAAGTTTTAATCAAGCAAACCTTCCTACAGTAACTTCTTTAAGTACAGCATTACGTGCTTTAGAAAAAGATGTTGCACCTGTAGGCGTAACAATTCTTAAGATGGATAAAACAGGGCATTGGGTTTATGGTGCCGATCAAACCGAAATAGAAGATAATTCTCTTTGGGCTGTTAATCCTTTCTCATTCATTCATGGCTTTATTGCCTGGGGTGACGGCGAAGTTTTAGGTGAAAAAATGGTAAGTGTAAGTCAACCATTACCTGAAATTGATACTGCACCTGATGCAGCTAAACGTGGATGGGAAACGCAAGTAGGCTTATCTCTTAAATGTATTAGTGGTGAAGATAAAGGTTTAGAAGCAAGATTTTCTACTACATCCGTAGGTGGTAAACGTGCTGTTCAAGCTTTAGCTGTTTTAATTGCTAATCAAGTTGAAGCAGATCAAACTAAACCCGTACCTATTATTACTCTACAAAAAGAACATTATCAACATAAGTCTTATGGCCGTATCTTTACACCTGTATTTCAACTTGTTGAATGGGTAGGTATGGACGCTAATGCTTCTACAGATGATGTAGAAGAAACATTACCCGATGGAACTACCGTCCGTCGTCGCCGTGCAACAGCGTAATGATCCTTTGGATTGATTTTGAAACCCGTAGCTGCTGCGACTTAATAAGTCGCGGCGGTTACAACTATGCTCAAGATATAACCACTGACGTGCTATGTATGTCTTATGCTATTGATGATGGCGAAGTTAAGACGTGGGTGCCGTCAGACCCTTTTCCTGAAGAAGTACGAAACTTTAAAGGTCAAATCAGAGCGCATAATGCTGCGTTTGAACGATTGATCTTTTGGTATGTACTTCAGATTAATTTTGACTTAACACAATTCTATTGCACCGCAACACAAGCGCGGGCTAATTGTGCGCCTGGATCACTAGAAGATGTAGGTAGATTCTCAGGTGCTAGTATGCGTAAAGATCATCGTGGTAAACAACTGATCCGATTACTTTCACTACCCAAACCTGATGGTACTTTTAATAATGATCCTACACTGATGGCTGAAATGATTGCGTATTGTGAGCAAGACGTTAAGGTCATGCGTACTATATCTAAATCTATGCGTGACTTATCAGATCAAGAATTGAGTGATTATCATATCAATGAACGTATCAATGATAAGGGCGTACTATTAGATAAACCTTTAGCTGAAGCTGCTATTAATTTTGCAAGCATAGAATTAGAAGAAATACAAGCTTTAGTTGCTGATGTAACTAAAGGTGCTATTACTTCAGTACGTAGCCCTAAAATGCGAGAATGGGTAGAAGCAAGGTTAGGCCCTGAAGCATTAAAGTTGATGGCTACTTATAAAGATGGCGAAAAGAAAATGTCTATTGACAAAACTGTAAGAGCTAATCTATTAGCCTTAGCAGAAGAAAATCACGATGAAGTACCTAATGACGTAGCCGATGTTATCCAATGTGCTGACGATCTATGGGCTTCAAGTGTAGCTAAGTTTAATAGACTTGTTCAGTTAGCTGATGTTGAAGATCATCGTGTACGTGGTGCGTTTGTATTTGCCGGTGGTAGTGCAACAGGTAGAGCTTCAAGTTATGGCGCTCAGGTGCATAACTTTACGCGTCGCTGCGCTAATAACCCTGAAGAAGTACGTCAAGCCATGGTGCGTGGTCATAGTATCGTCCCGCAATATGGTAAGCGTGTGACAGATGTTTTGAAGGGTATGTTACGCCCTGCACTTATTCCAGAAAAAGGCAAGTCTTTAGTTGTGGCTGATTGGAATGCTGTTGAAGCTAGGCTAACACCTTGGCTATCTAACAATCTACAAGCCGAAGAAGTTTTAGATGTGTTTAGAAGTGGCCGTGATATTTATGTACGTGAAGCGGCAGGTATATTTCGATGCCCGGAAAGTGAAATAACGTCAGATCATCGTCAGATTGGTAAGGTAGCTATTTTATCTTGCGGTTTTGGTGGTGGCGTAGGCGCTTTTGCTGCTATGGGTCGTAACTATGGAATCATACTACCTGAATCAGATGCGAAGCGCACCGTAGACGCATGGCGTAGGACAAATCAATGGGCTGTGAATTATTGGCAGTCTTTGGAGCAAGCTTATACAAGAGCTATGCGCAATAAAGGCAGAGAGTTTAGTGCAGGCCGCGTAGTTTATTTATACGACGGGTTACACTTATGGTATGCTTTACCTTCTGGTCGAATACTTTGCTACCCCTTTGCAAAGTTAGAATCAGAGGGCGTTACTTATGCAAAAGCTGCATGGAAACCTGCAGCTGATGCAACTGAATGGCCTAGAGCTAGACTATGGAAGGGCTTGGCTTGTGAGAACATAACCCAAGCTGTTGCCAACGATCTATTGCGTCATTCTCTCAGACATCTTGACGATGTTGTACTTCATGTTCACGATGAAATTGTGATCGAAACAGATAAACCGGATGAAATTAAACAAAAAATGATAGACGTAATGTGTACGCCACCAGATTGGGCGAAGGGACTTCCTTTGTCAATCGACGTAAGTACTATGTTGCGTTATGGTAAATAACTAGGAGCTTATATGGATTTTATTGAATACATCACAAACATCGCGCCCGATGGCGAAACTATTTTAATCGTAAAACAAAAACCTTTTATGCCTTTGCAGTATCATGGTGATGGCGCGCTGAAGTGTACATGGCCAGCTTATTTACCAACAGCTAAAATAAAAGAGGGTGAAGCGTGGTATGGAAATACAGCGTGCTTCATATTAGATAGATTTAAAGATGGTAAAATATCTGCGAGTGCAGCTAACTGTGAACGCGTTGCGTTTATGGTGCTTGATGATGTAGGTACTAAATCTAAAGTACCGCCATTAGAGCCTACATGGATTATAGAAACATCGCCGAACAATTATCAATTCGGATATACTTTCGCGTTAGACGATCAACCATTAAAAGGGGATTTTAGTGCAGCTATTAAAGCTATTGCGAACGCTGGTTATACTGATGGCGGTGCTATCAATCCTGTACGCAACTTTCGTTTGCCTGGATCAGTTAATCTCAAGCCTGGTCGCGACAGTTTTGCATCTAAATTAATTGAGCTACATACTGAACGTGAGTTTAGTTTACCTCAAATCATTAATGCTTTTGGTGTCGTACCTGAAGCAGCTGATACAGCTAACTATTCTACAATCAGAATTAAAGACGATGATAACGATGATGTGACAGCTTGGCTAAATGCTAACGCTATGATCGTAACACCTAAGAATCAAGAAGGATGGATTGGTATTGTATGCCCTAATAGTATTAGTCATACTGATGGTAATCCTGAAGCAAGATATAAACCTGTCGATAGATCTTTTTGCTGTTACCATGAACATTGTGTAGATTTTGATAGTAAAACCTTTTTAAATTGGGTCGCTGAAAATGGTGGCCCTAAACATTCACCAGGGTTGAGATCTGAATTATTAGCTGACGTTATGGAAACTGCTTTATCTAAATTAACACCTACTAATATGTTTAAAGATGACGCTGAAATAATGTTAGCTGAAATAGAACGTAAAGAGTTAGGCCGTGTTGAAAAATCAGAGTGGTATAATCGCTTTGCTTATATTCAAGATGATGAAGCTTATTTTGATATGCAAGATAGACGCGAGATAAGCCGTAGTACCTTCAATGCTTTATTTCGTCATATAGATTGTAAGTCTATACATTCAGGTGCGAGAGTTTTACCTTCTATATCTTTTGATGAGAACCGTCAAGCCAAAGGTGCTAAAGCTTTAGTCGGCATTACTTATGCCGCTGGCGAATCAGTGCTTGTGGGTCGTGATGGCGATGTGTATGGCAATCGATGGCGCGATGCGCGTCCTACTGATTTAACTAACAATGACATTATGCCTTGGCTAGATCATGCACGAAAACTTATACCTGTCAAGGAAGAATTAGAACATATCTTTGATGTGATGGCGTTCAAAGCCCAACACCCAGAGATTAAGATTAACCACGCTGTTTTACATGGCGGCGATGAAGGCTCAGGTAAAGATACCTTTTGGGCGCCATTCTTATGGGCGGTGTGCGGTCAGAATTTACGCAATCGTGGCATTATGGATAATGATTCAGTTAATAGTCAATGGGGCTATCAATTAGAATCTGAGATCCTGATTATCAATGAATTAAAAGAACCTGATGCGGCAGCGCGTCGTCAACTAGCTAACAAGCTTAAACCTATTATTGCAGCGCCACCTGAAATGCTACCGATCAATCGTAAAGGTTTACATCCTTATATGATGGTCAATCGTGTATTCGTATTGGCATTCAGTAATGACCCTGTGCCTATCAGTTTAGCGTCTCAGGATCGTCGATGGTTTTGCGTATGGTCAACAGCACCGCGTATGAATCCTACTGAAGCAGCGCAATTATGGACTTGGTATCGCACCGGCGGTTTTAGCGCAATCGCATCATGGTTACATAAACGTGATATAAGTAGGTTTAACCCAAGTGCGCCGCCTATGCTTACTGAGTTTAAATCTAACTTGATTGAACATGGTATGAGTATGGCTGAATCTTACCTGGTTGAGATGCTTAAGAATAGAACGGGTGAGTTTACTAAGGGTGTGATCGGATCGCCATTCCATAGTTTATGTGATCGACTAGCAGGTGCAGCGCCTTCTGGCGTTAAAGTACCTCAAGCGGCTTTACTTCATGCTTTAAAAGAAGCGGGATGGATTGATTGCGGTAGATTAAAATCCCGTGAATTTGATGCTAAAAAGCATATTTTTGCGGCGCCTGATGTATTTGAAACCATGAGTAAATCAGAGTTAAGACGTGCTATAGAGATTGTTGAGCCGCCTAAAATGATGATAGTTAAATAATGATTTTCTTGATTGCTTTGTATTGCAAAAAAGCCATAATTTGCATAACAAACAATTTTGTTTGTCATAGATGAAGGATAACTATCATGTGGACTAAACCAGCAGCTACAGAAATGCGTTTTGGCTTTGAAGTAACTATGTACGTAATGAACAAATAAGTTATATTTTTGTATAACTTTTAAATTAGGGGCTTTGGCCCCTTTTTTATCGTGTGTATAGTGTGTATTTAAATGTATAGTTAAATGGATATATCACTTTTTTGCATTTAATTAAAAATAGTGAGCATTGTTTGAACGCTTAACTATTTGATTTAATTAGTAAAACAGGTGTTTTTAAAGTGAAGTAGTTGTAAAATATACTTTACAATCCATGCCTTTGATTCCATCGATGTTCTTCCCACCACCATATTCTTCTAAATCGTCTTATGTTACGTCTTGCTTTACTATCGTGCCTTCTTTGTTTTACAGGGCGACAATTCCACATAATGTAACCATTTTGATTTTTAAAGCGGTAGGTAATCATTTTTTAAATTCTAAGTATTGTTGCGATAACGGCTGCTAAAACAATAGCAATAATGAACGTCATTTTTTACCTTCCAATTCTTTTAATAATTCTGCAAACTGTATAATCTTATCTATATCTTGAAGGCCACCCTTATCGCGCCAACGTGTTGCATACTTAATAATGCAACCTTCAATAAAAGGTAAACCATTGGCATGGATATACTCCACCGGCTGAATCTTTAACTTTTTATAATGATCGCCGCCTACTTGTTTATGTAGCGCGCTGTCATTAGACTTCATACACTTCACCCCTGAATGCTACAACGCCATCTTCTATAACTTCTACTAACTCTGGCGGTAGCATTTTACCTTTATAAAACGATAACACCGCAAAGCCTGATCGCCAATTCTTAGGGTTATCTTCGGTATAGTTTAAAAACATATCGCCGTCAATCTCTGCCAACGTGCC